GGAAGAACTCGTCAATATGATTGCAACAGATGCGTCTGCTGCAGATGTTAGTGATCAGATCAAAGATATTCTTTATGCTAAGTCAGCAAAAAGAATTGATGATCTGAGACCTGTTGCGTCATCAAATTTATTTGGTGTAGATGCACAGTCTGAAACCGAAGTGGAAACTGAAGTAGACACTCAACCTGAAGAAGAAACTAATGACTAGAATATTACCTTTAGGCGAAAAAGCAGCTTTGGCAGCAGGTAGTGGTAACGCTACTACTGTTGGTAATGCTACTGTAGTAAGAGTATTATCTAATGGTGGTGCTGCTCTTGTCGTTAGGACAGATTCTAGCGATACTATTATAGGATCATTTACTAGTGTAAATGGTACTGCCGATCTGGTTGAGAAGAATGCATCAGATAAGATCTATGTAACAGGTAATGCTGTTGAAGTATCTAAAGTAGGATTTACCAATTAAACAGATGAAGTTAATCACAGAACAAATTGATGATGTAGAAGTTATCGTTGAAAATCGCAACGGTAAGAAATCTATGTTCATTGAGGGTATCTTCCTCCAAGGAGATATTCAAAACCGCAATGGTCGTATGTATCCAATGCAAACTCTCCGTAAGGAAGTTCAAAGATACAATGAAAGTTTTGTGAACTCTGGTCGTGCAGTTGGAGAACTCGGTCATCCTGAGGGACCAACAGTAAACCTAGATAGAGTTTCACATAAAATTGTTTCACTCAAAGAAAGTGGATCTAATTTTGTTGGTAAAGCAAAAATTCTTTCTACACCTATGGGTAAGATTGCACAAAATCTTATTGATGAAGGTGTTAAACTTGGTGTTTCATCCCGTGGTCTTGGAACTTTGGCAGTTAATGAAGATGGTATAAAGGTTGTTTCTGATGACTTTATGCTTGCTACTGCTGCTGATATTGTTTCAGATCCTTCTGCCCCCGATGCTTTTGTATCTGGTATTATGGAAGGTAAGGACTGGGTTTGGGACGGCGGTGTAGTACGAGAACAGTTGGCGCATAAGACTTATAAAAGAATTAATACGCTAGTTGATAACAAACAGCTTGAGGAGAACAAGCTAGGATTATTCAATCAATTCTTATCAAATCTCTAACATTTTATAAATAAATACAGATTACCACAACGATTCTATTCGGAGTAAATTAAAAATGGCCGCAAAGGAACTTAAGGAAATGGACAACCCTGTAACAAGGGGTGCGAAGGCTGGTGATCCTATGAAGAAAGTTGATGATTCCACTAGTCCTGGAGCATCAGCATCTTACGAGGATCTCGGAGGCCCAACACCTCAGAACTATAAGTCCACAGATGATTCTAGCAAAATCAAATCAGCAAACATTAAAACGGTATCCGATATCGTTAACAAGGGTGCTGGTAAGGCAGATGCTATGCAATCTATTGGCACTGAAGTGTTGAAGCAAGGTGACAATACTGAAGCAGAAGAATCTGCTGAAGTTGTTGCTGAAGAACCCACTACAGAAGAAGAAACTCCTACAGTTAATGTAGAAGAAGATCTCGCTGCACTATTTGGTGGTGAAGAACTTTCTGAAGAGTTCCAAACACGAGCTAAAACAATCTTCGAGGCAGCAGTTAACGCTAAAGTTAATGTTGTTAAGGAAGAAATTTCTGTCGAATATGAAAAGACTTTAACAGAACATCTTGAAACTGTTAAGTCCGAGTTGATTGAGCGCACAGATGCATACCTTGAGTATGTGTCAGATGAGTGGCTCAAAGAAAATGCTATCGAGGTCGAGCATGGACTCAAGACCGAGATGACTGAATCATTCCTTGAAGGAATGAAGAGTCTTTTTGAAGATCATTATGTATCAATCCCTGACGATAAATATGATGTGCTGGAAAGCATGGTAAATAAACTAGATGATATGGAAGGCAAACTTAACGAACAGATAGAGAAAAATGTCTCTCTCAATAAGCGTCTTGGCGAATCTACAGCTGATGGAATTTTTAGTGAAGTAGCCGAAGGACTTGCTGAGACTCAAAAGGAGAAATTAAAGTCACTATCTGAAGGAATTGAGTTTGAAGGTGAAGAGTCTTACCGTGAAAAGGTAGTTACACTTAAGGAATCTTATTTCCCTAAGGATGGCAAACCTCAGGTTTCAGGCAAATCCGAAACCATTTCGGAAGGTATAGCAAATGATGCTGGTGCAGATGTTTCGACATCCATGAACAAGTATCTATCAGCCCTATCAATGGCTACAAAATAATCTCAAACTCCCTATTAAGTAAAGTACTATGTACAACGCCGAAAAAATTATGGAGAAGTGGGCTCCTCTGCTATATGCAGATGGGGTAGATCCTATTAAGGATGCTCACCGCAGATCCGTAACCGCAGTTCTCCTAGAGAACCAAGAAAAGTTTTTACAAGAGCAATCAGCTTTTGAAAATGGAACCTCAATGCTAACTGAGGATGCTCCTACTAACAGTGGTAACTCTGTTGGTGCATCTGGTGCATTTGGTGGTGGATCAGCAGTTGCTGGACCTACTGCAGGTTTCGACCCAGTTCTAATCTCATTGATTAGACGCTCAATGCCTAACCTAGTTGCTTATG